GGAACATCCATAATCTCATATCCGACCATTTCCTTAGTAGCAGATTTCTTCGCAGCCGTTACGAAATTAGACGAGGCAAAAATCACCAAGTCTTCAATCGCTTCGTCAGCACCGTACACACCAAGATCTTCCTGAGCTTCGGCAACAGCGTCCAACACATCTGATGCATTGGAAGTCGTATATTCAACTGTGCTATTCGCACAATTAGCAGCCAAAGCGAGTTTTTCCACACCGTCGGCAATTCCCAGCGGGCTGGTTGCACCAACAGTAGCGGTGTCACCCTTCAACGCAATTTTATCAGCAGTCCGAGCAATAGCACGGCTGATTTTGTTGCGGAAAAGTGTGTCCAACTTCAACTCAGGATACTGAGCTATCTGCTTTTTCTTCAGATAGATATAAGTACCCATTTCAACAGGCTCCAGATCCGGTGACTTAATGTCAAAAGACATTTCGTTCAAGGTTGTAATATCAGCCGTATTGTCAATACGGTAAACCTTATCCAGATCCTCTTCCCCGATAACCGGAATCGTACCTTCATTCACGATCTCGATCATCTGATCTCTGGCAGAAACCAGACGTAACACTAAAGATTTCTCGATAGCATCTTCAACAATTTTGTCCACCAATTCCTTTGGAAGATTAGTGGCACTACCAGCAGGGATTACGAAATCCATATTAACTTCCTCCTTGTTTATTCAACTCTTACTGTTTTCCTTAATTAATGACTCTTCAGCAAATTACTGAAAAACGTGTCGACGGTGTGGGCCTTATTACGACCTTTAATAGCACCTCGAACTTTCTCTATATTATCAACATCAAGACTCTCCTTTACCTCTTCCAAAATTGATCGAATATTTTTCAACTCTTTCAATTCTGACTCAACAGCCTCGAGCCTTGCGGATAATTCCTGATTCTTCTGAATAAGAGATTTCACCTCTTCGGAACTTTTCTCTACTACAGGTTCTGGTGTAACCTCTGCCTCTGGCTCTACTTCAGCTTCAGCAGGAGTCTCCTCAACCTCTTTAGGTTCCGCTTCAGTTTCTCTCTCTTCGGTGATGGTTTCAGTTTCCTCGGAATCTTCCTCTGTTGATTGAACTGGATCTTCAACCTCTTCGGTTTCTTCCTCCTTGGGAGCCTCTTCCTCCTCGGACTTGACTTCCTCAGACTCATCTTCAGCTTCTACCTCGTCGGTCTCCACAGTCTCTTCCTCTTCATCCTCTGTTTCCTCGACTGTTTCTTCCGCAGGAGCCTCCTCTTCATCAACTTCTTCAGGAGTCTCCTCAACGTCTTCAGCAGGAACTTTTTCTCGTAAGTCACTCTCCTCGAATAAAGCCCGAACATCTTCTCCAGTTACCAAACCTCGAGACATCAGCTCAGATTTGAACTCCTTCTTAGCATCAGCACTCAAAGCTTCCGGGTTTCCCGGAACAGGTACGGCAGAATATTCGAGCAATTCCCACTCATAAATAAGGTATACACCCCAAGGGGCGTTTGCCAAAGCTTCCTCAGTCACTGATAAACCATACTTCTTGTTAATATCCTCCATATTTTCTGAATCAATTCTTTTATATTTCTTAGGCATGAACCCAATTGACCAAGCATGTAAGAAATCATCCTTATAGGCATTAAAAACTTTTACTGCCAAGGCATCCTTCTTATTAAACTCAGTAGTCACTGATACTTCATCCTCGTCGATATTCAATTCAACACATTTACCGATAGGGATTTTAGGTGTTGCTTCATCCATATTGTGACACCACAAAACAACATTATTTTTTAGATAATGTCTTGCATCACAACCTCGAGGCAATACCACCGTATCATAGCGATCTAGAGCCTTGGTATTCACAGTGTGTGTAATGCGAAGATTCTCTTCATCCACATTGCGAATAGCCGTCCTAAGAAAACTATTTCCGGGTTTGTTCAAATCCTTCATAACAATAATCCTCCTTAAATTTAAATCAGATTAAGTATCCGACTGTTTGCTTAGGATTACTCTCGCCTTAACCACATCACCCTGACGTGACGTAACTGTATACTGAACAACAACACAGTTATTAAAAGTCGCAGCAGGAATACCACCACCTCTGTAACCCGCCAATAACTCAACCGTTACAGCGACACCATTCTGAGCAATAGTATCAATCGCAAAATCGCTGTCGGCCTTATACTCGGCACAATCAACGGTAATCGTCAACTCACTGTTTCCGTGAGCAACAAAGATTGGATACTGTCTGTCTGCTGCAAAATGTTTAATCGGATTAAAATCGTAATCAACTTCAATACCCTCACAGTTAGCGATCTCATGCTGGTCACCACCTGTACCAACCAAGATACGACCAACATTTGCTTTTAAATCGGACATACGCTATTCCTCCTTTTTACACTATTAAATACGATTAACCTTACAAATTAAATAGAAATTTAACCAAATATTTCTACTATTTTTAACAATGAATTAATCTGCATCACCACAGATTAACGCTTCCCCGACGGGGGAAAACCAAAAATAAGCCTAAAAAACCATAACAAAAATTTTTATCAAAAATAACCAGATACCGACCACAGGAATAAATCAAGTCCTAATACCAATTTAATGCAGAGGCATGTAAATTCACCTGTTTACTATTGTGCGTGGTATATTTATACACCAAATCAGTCCCGGAGGGCTGGGCAGATAAATCCACATCAGCTACCAAAATCTGTTTTTCATCATCAAAAGCTCCTAACGTCCCTAAAGTTCCTTGAGTAAAAGTCGTACCTCCGTCTCGAGAAACGTAAGCTTTTAAATCAGTGTTCAAAGTCACACTCTCACTTACATCCTCTTCTATTAAAAGAAATCTCGCTCTACTAGGAGTTGATTGAGCCACTACTGCTATTGATTGAACAGTCATATCTGAAACATCTAAACCCGATGAGTATGGGCCAGTTGGAACACTAAAATTAGCAGTATGTCGAGCTATTCCTTTAGAGATTCTAAACTCATCAACTTTTCCTGCGTAGGCATCAGACCAGTCTGCCAGACCTAAAATTCCGAATGTACCTAAATTAATCGCCCCTACAGCATTTACTAGTGTATTCGCATCTTTTATTCCATTAAAAAACACCATTCCTGTACCCTCAAATCGCGCAAGTTCAATATGGTACCAACTAGAAGTTGAGTCCAACACTGTCGCTGTATTAATCTCAACTCCTCCAAACACTACGCGCATAGTATTATTTGCATTAAACGCCAAGACCATAGGGAATGAAGTATTTGAAAGAATATGCACATATGCGTTTAATGCTATCCTCTTAATCCAAAAATCAATAGTAAAATCTCCAGTACCAAAATTTACATAATCACTAACTCCTGGAACAATAACACGGCTACCTGAAGAGCCATCTCCTACTAAGCATGCAGTACCAAAAACATCATCGGCAATTGTCAATTTTGTATTTCCGTAACAAATCGGGGAATGATTCCCTGTCTCGTCAACAATTGTGGTTGATTCATCATCACTATCAAAATGGAGCATGAGAACTGTATACGCATCTATCCCTAATTCAACAGCTTCATTGGCATAAAAATCCCCACTTTCATCGTAACTCTCATTCTCTGTTTCTGTTCCATCAATACCTGTCTCATCTACATACGCATCCACAAAACCATCAATCACTCTAAACCATCCCAAAGTATTAGCAATAGCTATTCTAATAGAGTTGAGCATGGAATTGCTGTGCATCTTTAAAATCTCAGAAATGGTGAGAGTATCAGTACCATCATTGAGAATCTCGGCCGCATCTACAATTCCATCTTCATCAGCGTCATATGTTGCTTTTGACATGTCTCCTGAACCTTCTCCTCCTGCACTAACACCAAAATTATACCAATCAGCTCCATTGTTTGTATACTGCCAAGCATTGGCAGATGAGTTATATCTTATTTGAGGTTTAGATGCATCTCCATTATTTGCGGTAATAGTTTTAGTAGTATCTATGCCATCACCGATAGAAAAATCATCCGAGTTGGTTCCAATATCAGTATTTTGTTCATGAGAATTTGTAACAGCCTCTGATAAATCCTCATTACTCTGATCATAAGAATCTAACACCGCTTTATTTGCATGAGTATGAGAATCAGTTACAGCAGAATCATAAGCAATTTTTAATGCCGACGTTAATGCCTCTTGAATATTATCCAGCGTGGCTTTATTCGCATGACTATGACTATTGGTTACAGCACCTGCAATTTGAGAAGCGGTAGCAGAATTTCCTGCGCCATCATCAATTCCCTGAGCAATCTCTGACTCATCAACCACACCATCATCATCAGAATCATAGGTAGCTTTTAGCATATCTCCAGAACCAGACCCTGCCTGAATATCAGAAAAATCCACACCATTATTGGAAAGTTGCCAAGTATTTGTTACGTGATTATATAGAAGTTTTGGTTTATTCTCATCAGCATTATTCGCCACAATTTCCTTAGTACCATCCACTCCATCACCAATTGTGAAACTGTTTTGGTTAGTTCCAGTATCAGTATTTTGAGAATGTTTTTTTGAAACAGCATCAGATAAATCAACATTACTCTGATTATAAGAATCCAAGGTGGCTTTATTAGCATGAGTGTGATCATTATCCACCGCACTCTTAATATCAGCAGCCGAAACTGAATTACCCGCACCATCATCAACAGAAGCTGCCTTATCCACGATACCATCTTCATCAGTATCATAAATAGACATCAACATATCTCCGGCCCCAACCGCAGAACCAAAATCATACCAATCTACACCATTATTCGTATATTGCCATTTATTAACAGAAGCCGTATACCGAATCTTGGGCGGGGCCACATCCCCATTACTCGCAGTCAAAGTTTTATCTGTATCTGCCCCATCACCCACATTAAAATTATTCTGGTTTGTGCCTGTATCAGTATTTTGATCGTGCGCCTTATTCACCGCATTCGTTGTGTCTATATTTGGCACATTATTTAAACCTACCTCTGCCTTAGTAACCTGATGAGGATTACCTGAAGTAAGACTTCTATGTGCATTATTTAAAGCTACACTCGAATGGTCATTCCCACTACCCGTACTGTGAGTATAAGCAGCCTTGGCTTGAGCAGCCGTAACTTCGTTTTCACCCCCTTCATCTAATGAAGTATCTGTATTTTGATCATGGGCTTTAGCTAAACCGTCAACTATATCCGCAGCCGTAGCATAATTACTGCCATCATTAATCGACTCAGCCTCATCTACGATACCATCTCCATCAGAATCATAAACAGACTTTCTCATGTCACCGCCAATAACCCGCCAGTTAGCGCCCACTGTTGCCTCATCCCCAGAACTGCTGGAATCAACTAAACAAATAATAAAATTATTTAATGCTACATCTTTTCCGGAATTACCCCCAACTTTACCGGAACCACTAATTAAATAGAGATCCCCTTGATCCGCAGCAGGATAATCTGGATTTGCAGCACAATCTAAAGTTCCTTGATAAGAAAAATTTCCACTCCCTAAATCCCCAATAGAAATACCAGAATCTTTCGAATTTCCGTTTTCATCAAATACAACTACATTATCCTCTGTAGCACCTATACGTACCCTTAAATAACGAGAATCTAAAGCAGATAATTCTGACCTAACCTCAATTCTAGAAGAAGTATCCCCTTCAACTAAAATGGTCACATCCGGAGTTCCACCTGAAGGGGTAAGAACATTGGCATAAAGTTTAACGACTAATCTATCATCACTAGCTAAAACTACATCAGATTCTAAATTAGCATGAAGTTCATATTCTTCCTCACTCGTAGTTAAAGCCTTTGTAACATCACTAGTCACAACTAAAGTTTCAACACCAAGAGTACTTCGTTTATATAATTTAAAATAAAGTCCAATAGTATTGTTTCCTAAAACAGCAGAAACATAAGCATGTATATGACAAGAATAAATCCCCGCATCTAAATTTATAAATGTTGGTTCGGTTTCAGGAGTAACAAAACTCTTTATTAAAGTATCATCGGCAGCAACATCATTAACAGTTATTAAACCTTCAGAAGTTAATTCATCCCCAGCATCTAATAAATTATAATCCGGAATCACGCCCTCAGCATCCTTAGAAAGAAAATAGTTAAATGTAGCACCACCAAATAACTCCATTATCTCTTCTTGAGTAAAAGTTCCAACTTCATGAGCAGTTACTTCGTGCGGATTTCCACTAACAACATCTACATGATCTACAGCAGCCTGTAATTCTTCCGTTGTCATATCAGAAACATTATATGCAATAAAACCCCATAAAGAATAATTTAACGAAGCGGTTCCAGAAACAGCTCTAACCCGTAACTTTCTGGCGGAGGTTTGCCCTGAATAAGGGTCTCCGGGAGTATTGGCTAAAGTCGAACTCCAGCTTGAACCCCGGTACTCCTGAAATTCAATAGAACTCTCAGAAAATAAACCATAGATTAAAATATCAAAATCTTCTGACAGCTCTGTCCAGTCAGTTGTGATATTAATAGTGGCATGTTTTGATAGCATGAATATTAGCTCTTATGAGTTTGGTCTGGCTTAACTTCGTTATATGGATACATTAATTGAAAAATTTTTAAATACCCACAAGAACAAACAAACTTTTTGTATCCATTACTCACCATGACCATAAGTTTTTTTCCACAATCCGGGCAACGATTTGTTCGTCCAGATCCAGATGAAATTTGAAAATCCATTACTTAGTCTCTTTCTTTTTTGTCCGTCTTTTTGTAACAACGGTTTGTCTACGCCGAGGAGTAGGTGTTGCAAATAAAGCCTGTGCATCAAACTGCCCTCTAATATAGGCAACAACCTGCCCCAATTCAGAAATGTTTGTTTTTACCAATTTCATATCAGTCTGAATATTGTCGATTTTTTCATCCAAATGTTTTAAATCATTTGTCATAATTTTATGGAACGAAGCTTTATTGACGAAATACAGAAAAATAACGCCACCAAAATTTAGAACAACAATTATTCCTCCAACAATTTTAAAAATATCAGCGACCTGTGATAATTCCATAGCTACTCCTCACTTATTAATATTCGTCATACTGAATTATGTAATCTATTCCGAAACTTCCTGTTTCTGCGGTAGGGTAAATTTCCAACTGAAAAATTAACCAGCTTGAATAATCTCCCACATCTTCCAGAGTCCCTGATAAATCTATAGAATCTTCTTCGCTATTTTTCGTCGTAAAGTCTACCCGAGTACCTCGATTGGAAATTAAATTGGAAGGAGCTTGATAAGAACTAACAGCATCAGAATTTACTGTAATTTTATAACCTGTAGCTGGCATCCCGCTATCATACCAAGCCTTAATTGCGTCCACATGGCTATTTGGAGCCAAATCACACCGACAACGCACCCACACCTCATAAGAATAGCTTACTCCGGCGGATGGAATCGCTAACGGATAAGTGGACTTGGAGGCCACTGCATTATCCTGTGTTAAAAAATACGAAATATTTTTAGCAATTTCTTGAGACGCACCAGCATAAGCTTGACCTGCGTTCTGGACGACACTGATAACTGCGCTCATTTGAGAACCTCCAAAATTGGTAGCGGGTAACGGAATTGCACCGTTTCTAAATGGTTATGAGCCATTCGTGCTACTTTTACACTCACCCGCAAATTTTATGAACTCGGGGTTTCCCCGGTAACATCAAAATTACCATCAGGAAACACCCAATTTTTTTGAATCTCACCGTCCCGTGTCTTAGCCCCGACACAAATCCGATGAATATAATGTTCTTTAACTTGGCCCTTACCAGAAACCCGCATTCGCTTACGCAGAAAATAAACGGGATCTTGATCCACGGCCACTTCAAAGCTTTTGCCGTCCACGGTCTGAAAACTAAAAGGTTTTTCCAATTGATACATCCGCTCTAATGGAAAGGCAATCCCGTTTTTAACCAATATGACAGGATTTGAAGTATTGGATAATTTAATCATCAATTTTTTCTCCTCTTACTAAATACTTATTAAAGAGTCGTAACAATTTTTCACCCTCCAACAGCTTGGCCCTAATCTGAGTTAGCATAACCAACTCGTCCCGGTCTTTCGTAACCAGTTTTAAAAGATAATTGTTGACATTTTTTTGCTGGGTTAAATACCGGGAGATCCGGGCCGGAGTCAATTTCATTGTTTTAACCTTTCATCTAAAGCCAATATTTCGCCAAATTCATTGAGGATTTCCACGCCTTTATCAATCAACTCGGCTTTACTGATAAACTCTTCGTCAAATCCCTCAGTGCCTTTCATTCGCACACCACTCATGCTAAATAGTTTCGATTGAAATAAGTCAAATAGCACCTTCTGAAACTCTTGAGCCAGTGTTTGTTTATTTGATTCAGGCATTCTTATCCCCTCTCACATATTAAATACGATTAACCCATAAAATTAAATAGAATTTCCTGCCTTTTTTTATTAAAAATTAGAAGCGGAAAGATCTTTTTCATTTTGAAAGTCGCAATCGTCCTTTACAGTCCGATTTCGTCTCAAAATTGAAAATAGGGTACTTCGTACCAGATTTCATATTTGCGTGTCTCTATGAAGCTCTCAGGTGGGTTTCTGTGGATTTTAGGAGGCATCCAGCACACTATTTGACAGCCTCTATTTTTTACCAAAACACAATCTCCGGGTTAGGGTAAAATTTCCCCCGGAATTTTTGGAAAATCAATCTCCAATAAATTACCTTCAGGTCGCACTCTACAAGAGACTACCAGTACTGTAGGTTATCTGCTTGTTTTTACAAGAGTCTCTTGTACTAGAGTCTACTAGAGGGGGGCTTGAGCAAGTAACAATGAGGCAGGTTTTCTGGTTTGTTCCCGGATCTGGGCCGGGCAGCCTTTTGGGGGCTTTGCCCGGATCTCTTTTTGCCAATCTGCAATCCTCCCACAGTGCCAGATTATTGAGAGCGTAAACACGTGCTAGGATAAAAGAGTCTTACTATTAACTCTTATACTTCTTTTCCTACTAATCAATAGACTATTATTAATTATTAATCATATTTGATTACTTTATTACTTGTCTACTTGATTCTCAGAGTCTCTCGTAGTCTACTAGAAGCAAACTAGCAGATAACTAGAGACTAGACTCTAGTTTACTAGAGTCTCTGGTTTCAATAGATAAGAATTCAATTATGATTATAATATATAATTATTTGTTAGTGGTTTTATTCTCGTTCTTATTAAAAGATATAATGCCGACGGTGAAGCCTTGCAAAATATCCGGCCTCATTTGCAAAATTAATTTTCCGGCTTGCAAAATATTTTCCGTTAATTTGCAGTTTCTCGACGGGGACAGGCTGCAAAAATTTTTCTTGCTTTGAGCTTGACAAATGGTCACGGCCTCATGCTATACTTTGAGCGAGGCAAGGAAAACAAAAAACCGGAGGCTGAGACAATGACAATTCAACAAGCGCAAAAATTGAGCAAGGCTTTTAATGACTCCGTTTACTGGCTGGATGTGATGGTAAAGGCTGGCCTTATAAATAAGGCGCAGGCTGGCTATATAATAATCAATAATGAAAACAAATAATTATTAATTAATTAACCGGAGGCAAAAACATGAACCCATTAACATTGATAAAAGTATCTGATATTAATTTGCATGAGCAGGAAGCGGAACTGCTGGAGTTAATATATAATATTACTGGATTAAGTTTTGATATTGAAAAATATTCGGTATATTATCAAGGCGTTATTGAGCAAGGATTCAGAATCACTTTTTTTGAGACAGTAAAGCCGGAACTTCTGGAAGTGCTTCACGGCATGTTTAAGCACGTGATAAAAAATTATTCTTGCTTTTATATTGACAATGAATTTTTTTCCGGCTGTATAAAAGAATATTTATTCGGTCAAGGTTGTTCCGTCGGAGGAACATGGAAACAGGCACTGGGGGCCGTATGTTAAAAATTAATATATTAAATATTTTAAAATACGTTTGGATGATTCTTGCTCTGGCTGGCAATATCCTTTTAAAATTAATTAGCTTATTAATTCAAACAGTAATGGGTTTATCTTTGTTCGTTTGTGGCTTGCTCGGATTCGGCGTGTTCTTTTTATTCGTTCTATTTATTTTGTATTGTTTTGTCTTAGCAATTTTCCTTTAAAAATATTATTAACTAATTAACAGGAGGATGAAAAAATGTCAAGCCAAAGATTCAAAATCATCGAGAATAAAACAGGATTCAGGCCAGTATATTACTTGATTGATAATATTACAGGCCAGCAAATTATCGAGACAGAGAACCGGAGGACAGCCGAAAACAAAAAAGCCTTGCTGGATGAGTGGCACGACTTAGTTTAATAATACCAGTAAAGCTTGATATTAAAAAATTAACCGGAGAAATTCACATGAATAAAAAATATTATGTATCAATGACAGATAAATTTTTATCCGGCTGGGGACAGGCCAGAGGAAAAAACGCCGTATTTATTAATATATGTGATAATTATGAAGAGGCTCAAGTAGTGGCTGATAATGCCGGAGCAAGAAAAGACCAGTGCAATATAAAAATATCTGAGACTATGCCAGTATTTAATACAGACCGGAACCTTGTCCAGATAAAGACAAGGGAGGACATGCCTAACTGGTATAAAAAAGATTACTTTAAAAAGGATAAATAATTGACAGTAACAATTTTGAACCGGAGGCAAGAACAATGAAAACTTATATTATTAGTATCTGGCTTGTATTTTATATTTGCATAGGATTATTTGCAGTAAAGGCCGTCAATGCCGTGATGAAACAGGCAGTAAAAGCACTTGATACACAATATATTGTATCTTATTAAGCTGAAGCACTAAGGGAACCGGACACAATATCTTGTATATTAACCAGTAACCGAAGGATTAAAAATGAATTACGCTCTTTTCATTGAACGAATTAGGAATCTTGAGGACAGGCCGGAACCAGTAAAGGCCAGCCAGCAGGAACCGGAGCAAGTCGGACAGGCTTAGAGCCAGAGAAAACCGGAGGCAATCCAGTTAAATAGATAAAATATTATTAATATATATCTTATACGCCCGATTCATGTAGGGAATCAGTTAGAGGCTGGCTTTTTTACAGGAAACTGAATCCTCTGGAGGCCAGTAACGGGCAGTAAACGAGAACGTCAATATATTTTTATACAGTAATCTGCTTGACAAGTTGCTCTTATACAGTAAGTATTAACAAATTAATGCCAGTTTATTCTAACAGAAAGGATTTATAATGGATGATTTTATCACTGAGGCTGAAACAAAAGAGACAGCAAAGGCTATTTTGCAGGAGGCTATTAATAGACTTGACGGCAAGGAACCAGTTAATATCTGGAGGGGTTCCAGAGGGATAAACTTTGACGCTCTTGGCCTTGCTATTCATACCGTAAAAAGTATTTAACTCAGGCTTTTATTAATCAGTAACCGGAGGGAATGACAATGAAAATTGTTACCTATTATTTTCAAACTAAAAGTAAAC